TCGATCTCGGTCGAAGGCAACGGCGCGCTCTCGACTTTGACAGTCTAAAGAGGCGCATGGACGCAATCGACCTTGTTAGAGAACACTTCGCTTCACTCGGCACCAAGACTATCGAGGTGCCCGAGTGGAAGCTGACCGTTTACGCAACGCCGGTAACGCTCTCGGAGAAGAATAAGCTTTACCGAAAGAGCCGCGAGAGTGACATGGAGTTGCTCGTGGACATTCTGATCCTCAAGGCGACGGACGCCGAGGGGAAAAAGCTTTTCGACATCGACCACAAGCCGACGCTTCTGAACAAGGCCGATTCAAACGTGATCGCGCGAGTCGCAAACGCCATCATTTCCACGGAGGCGCCGACGGCCGAAGAACTAAAAAACTGATTCACGGCGGGGAAGCTTCCGACTTCCTCGCCGTTTATGCTATCGCTGACCGACTCGGAAAGTTTGCGCACGAAGTCGCTGCCATGCCGACGCAAGAACTGAACGGCTGGCTCGCTTACATAGACCACCAAAACCAACTCTCCAAACAAAATGGCTAGCGCAACATTTCAGCTCAAGGCGGTGGACGAGACGGCGCAGGCGTTTGCGAGCGTGCAGAATAAACTTCAGAAGATGCACACGACGGCAAAGCAAGTCGGCGCTGGAATCGCTACGTTCTTCGGATTCTCTGCTGCGGTAGGAGGAGTAAAGCGACTCGATGCGTTCCTGGAGGACGCCGAAAAGAACGCGAAGAAGCTAGGGCTAACGTCCGAGGATCTGGACAAGCTGACCATCGCCACAGGTTTTGCCGATGATGCGGCAATGAAGCTTCAAACTACCGCCGCGCTTGCCGCAGCCGCATTGGCTGGAGCGTTTACAGGCGGAGACATTGCCGGAAAAGCTGCGGAGATTCGAATCACGCGAGTTGCCGATGCGCTAAAGGTCGCGAATGAAGAGGCTGCGATGCTCGATGAGCAGATGAAAAACATCGGAGGCGGTGAAATGCAGAACGCCGATGTCGCGAGAAAGCGCGCCGCGCAAATCCGCGAAAACGCTGACGCGATCAAGGCGTCTGATCCGCTCAAGTATCAACAGGAAATAAACAAGGCGAAGGGGCTCGAGCTACAGGTAGCACAAACGCTTTTCACCGCCCAGGAGAACTACAGAAAGTCGAGCGAGGCGTTTGGAGTTTCTCAAAGCAAGCTTTACGGAGAGGAGGTCTCCGCTTCAGAAAAGATCGTCGGTCTTCGCGCGCGCGAGAGTCAGTTAATGCAGGATCTTTCCGCAACTGCGCTGACCGATTTCGAAAAGCGCGCAAAGATTCTCGACGAGATAACCGGAATCTATGGCAGGCTCGTTCCGCTTATTCAGGAGCAAAACAAGCTCTCGATGGAGGCGGGACAAGCAATCGCGCAAGGATTCGAGGACGCTGTTTTGTCTGGAGGGAATCTGCGCGAGGTGCTCAAGGGCATTACGCAAGACTTGCTCCGCCTCGTGTTCCGCCAGCAGGTCACGCAACCGCTCGCCGGTGCAATCGGCAATTTCTTCGCCGGCTTCCGCGCCGAAGGCGGACCCGTGGGCGCCGGCAACTCCTACGTCGTCGGCGAGAAAGGCCCCGAGCTTTTCGTCCCAGGCTCTTCCGGCAGCATCGTTCCGAATGGAGCGATGGGCGGAGGCGGGGGAGGAGCGGGAACATCCGTGAACATCACCTACAACATCGCGTCGGGCGTAACTCGCGCCGAGCTGAAGCCAATCCTTGAGCAGCAACGCGCGCAGCTCAAGCGCGACATTCCCGACGCGGTGCGCCGCGGTGGCTCCTACCGATCCGCTTTTGCCTAACGCGCATCCATCATGGCAATTTCCTATCCGCTCACACCGCCAGCCGCAATCCGCATTGCGCGCATCACGCTTGCCGGCACGTCGGCTGTTTCGCGCAACATCTCGCCGTTCACGTTCAACGTGCAGCAATACAACTGGACCGGCTCGACAATCAGCGGACAGGTCGAGTGCCCACCAATGGTGCGCGCCGACGCCGAGGAGCTTCTCGGCTTTCTGCTCATGGCCGCACGCGGAACGTTCTATTTCCGCGACTACTCGAACCCAACGACTCGCGGCACGATGACGGGCAGCGTTACCTTAAGCGGCGCGCACGCGGCGAACACGACGACAATCACCGTGACCGGAGGCACCGGAAGCTGGGCTGTGGGCGATTGGATTCAGCTCGGCTCAACGTCCTCGGCCAAGCTGCACAAGATCACGCAGGTGAACAGCGCAACGAGCTACGAGGTCTTCCCTCTGCTCAGGTCTGCCTACGCTGGCGGAAACGCAATCGTCTATTCGTCCGCGGTCGGGGTGTTTCGCCTGGCGCAACCTACAACCGAATGGTCGATCGATACGGCCAGATTCTATGGCGTGAACTTTTCAATCGTCGAGGAGCTAGCTTAACATGGCCCGCACAATTCCCGCCGCCCTTCTCGCAAGCACGACCGCGCCGCAGCTCGCGCCGTTTACTGCGACGAGCATGAACTTCGACAGCGGCTCGGTCCGATACTGGACCGGCTACGGCACGATTACTATCGACAGCAACGCCTATCAGGGGATCGGCAATCTGGGCAGCATCAGCGCAATCGAAGAGACGGAAGACCTTTCCGCCCGCGGGATCACGTTGCAGCTTTCGGGCATACCGTCCGCGCTTGTTTCGCTGGCGCTAACGGAGGACTACCAGGGACGCACGGCTTCCGTAATGTTCGGCGCGCTCGACGAGACTACTGGCGCTGTGATCGAATCAATCACGCTCTTTGCCGGCCGCATGGACGTGATGACGATCACGGACGACGGGCAGAACGCCGTTATCAACTTTTCGGTCGAGAACAAGCTCGTGGACTTTCAGCGCACGCGGGAAAGCCGATACACACACGAGGAGCAACTTCGCCGATACCCTGGCGACAACGGACTGGAGTATGTCGCCGGCTTGCAGGACAAGACGATCTATTGGGGCAACGCAAACGCAACGAGCTTCCGCGGAGGCAGTGGCTCATCGAGTCCAATTACGCCAGAAGACTCCTAATCTTTCATGTTCGCTCTCTTTGTCCTTTTAGCAAAAGCGGTCGCAACGGCGGCGCTCGCCGCTGGTGCATCAACAGCAATCGCAAACGCGATTGTGTTCATTGTCCCATACCTAATCGGAATCGGGTTGAGCATGGCCGCAACCCGTTTGCTCGCGCCGAAGATGCCGAGTTATTCGGACGTGTCGAGCCGCGGCGTGATGACCCGCAACCCAGTCGCAGCGCGCCAAATCATCTACGGGCAAGCGAAAGTTTCCGGACCGATTATTTATCTCGCGACGAGTGGCAATAAAAACCAATTTTTGCACGTCGTCGTCGCATTGGCAGGGCATCAGGTCGAGGAGATCGGTGACGTTTACTTCAACGAAGACCTCGTGTTGTCTGGCAGCGGAGACGGCTACGGCACCGGCATCTTCTCGAATTGCCTGATACACAAGAAACTCGGCACGACGACGCAGACCGTGGACACGACGCTTGAGGCCGACTTTCCGACCGAGTGGGACAGCACGCACCGGCTCCGCGGAATCGCTTACATTTACGCGAAGCTGACCTACTCGGCCGAGGTGTTTCCTGGCGGCATCCCGAACATCTCCGCCGTGGTCAAGGGCAAGCTCGTTTACAATCCGACTGGAGGCGCGACGGCTTACAGCGCAAATCCCGCGCTCTGTCTGCGCGATTACCTTACCGACACCGATCTCGGCATGGGCATGACCACCGCCGAAATCGACGACACGGCGTGCGCGGCGGCGGCGACTGTTTGCGACGATGCCGTTGCCCATCTGCCGAGCGGCACGGAGGCGCGCTACGAGTGCAGCGGACAAGCCGTGACGAGTTCGACGCCAGATGCCATCATCGGCCAGCTCCTCTCTTCGATGGCCGGAAACATCGCCTACTCGGGCGGCAAAGTGGTAATGTATGCGGGCGCCTACCGCACTCCCACTGTGACGCTGACCGAGGCACACCTCGCCGGCGCAATCAGCGTGACGACGCGAGCGAGCGCGCGCGACCGCGTGAACGCAGTGAAGGGCACCTACATCAGCGCGGCGAACCAATGGACCGCGGCTGACTTCCCGAGCATTTACTCCGCGACCTACGCAACCGAGGACAACGGCATCACGCATTGGCGCGACGTGGTGCTTCCGTTCACGACTTCGAGCAGCGCGGCTCAACGCATTGCAGTGATCAATCTGCGGCAGGCGCGGCAAGAGATCGTGTTCACGGCCAAATTTAACCTCAACGCGATGCAACTGCGCGCGGGCGACACGGTGATGATCACCAACGCCAAGTTCGGCTGGACGGCAAAGGTCTTCGAGGTGATCGAATGGGCGCTCGCGAACGACGGCACCCCGCCCCAGCCAGTAATTGCGATGACGCTGCGCGAGACCGACTCGACAGTTTACGCATGGGACGTGGGCGACGAGATCGCGGTGGAGGCGGCGCCGAACACGGACTTGCCGGATCCGTTCACCGTGCCGACTCCCGTGGTAACGCTGTTGTCTGACTCGACCACGGTTATTGTTCAGCCCGACGGCACCATCCTTCCGCGGCTCAAGGTTTCGTGGACGACGCCTAACGACATTCACATCGAGAGCGGCGGATTCGCTGAGATCGAATACAAACTCAGCTCCGACGCGGACAGCCTCTATGTCCCGTGGGCATCGCCACGAGGCGATGCGCTTTTCGATTACGTCACCGACGTGAAGGTCGGGTTGCAATACTCCATTCGCGTTCGCTTCCGTAACGACGCAGGCGTGCGCGGCTCCTACGATACCGAGACAAGCGCGGCTATCGTTGGAGATACCACGACGCCCAATGGTGTAGGCGCAACCATATCCGCCACCGCTCGACCTGGCTACATCGACCTGCTCTGGACGCCTTCAACATCCGCAACTGTGAACGAATACTTCATCTACCGATCAATCACGAGCGCGGTCGCCGGATTTGCGCTCCTCGCTCAAACCGCAAACTCGCAGTATCAGGACAGCAGCGTCACGAACGGAACCACGTATTGGTATTATGTCGTCGCGCAGAGTCGGTCTGGCATCGACTCGCCGGCATCTACCGTCGTCAATGCAGCGGCGATCTTCGCACCAAACGGAGCTGTTCCATCGAATCCGACTGCACCCGCGCAACCTGGCTCTCCAGTGATCGGAACGTATGACGCCAGCGATGGCAGTGTCTTCGCCTTCGTCACGCTCACGATCTCCGCGCTTCCGTCTGGCGGCGTGTGGCAGAACCTCCTTTATCGACGCACCGGATCAAGCGACTGGATGGTTGCGGCGCAGTTTAAGAACACGGGTTCAACGACGATGCGGCTCGATGACCTATCTCCTGGCGTAGGCTACGACATTGCAACGCAGGCATGGAACGGGGCCGGCGGGTCGGCTGTTGTGACCGGATCAGCGTTTACTGCCGCAACCAAGACTTCCGCGCCGCCCACATACACCGGAACCTCGCTCAACTCGAACGAAAAGGTGCCGCCTAACTTCACGTCATCCAAGGTTAGACGCTATGGATTCGGCTTTTTCTGGGCCGAAGCAATGGGCGACTCCTACGCATATCCGGCCGATTTCGCTTACTGGGAAATCAAGTGCGTTGCGACCGCCAGTTCGAGCGCGACGGATTACAACTGGGACAATGGATCGGGGACGCCTGCGCTTTATCGCGTCACCGAACCGTTCATCTATTTCTACCGAGACTCACAGCAGGACTACAACATCTACTTCCGAGCCGTAAACAAAAGCGGAGTTCCGGCGAGCGCATGGACCGACAGAAGCGGAAACGTCGGGGCCAATGTAACGAAGCCAGGTGGAGCAATGATGGAGCAGGAGGCATCCGCCGTAACCATCACGGGCGGGAGCAGCTCCACCGCAACCGAGCGCACCGCATCGCTCATCGTCGCGCCCGCCGCCGCGTCGAATCCGCGCGCAATGGTTGCGATCTTCGCCGGCTCAGACGTGAAGAACATGACGGCCGGCACGCCGACGGACACCCTCGACGTGGACATCACGAACCGCGGCTTCACTGCAAAGCCGGACTGGGGTTTGATTCAGATTTACGACACGAATTACCTCGGCGTTTACGATTTCGATACGGCGAGCACCTCGACCAATGCGCGCTTCGTTCTCTTCTCGCGCGATGGCGGAAACCTATCTACCGGGAATCGCCGCTACCATTTCATTGTCGGCAAATACTAGGCGCGCGCCCGAACATTTGTCGCGCACTAACTCGCGCAATCGTAGCAACTTAGGAAAGCACCAGAACAAAATCCGCGATTGAGCTTTACGCGGGCGGGGCGTTAGTGTTGAGTCTGCACGTCGGAGGGAATTAACCCGAAGACCAAAACCAAAAATGACCAACACGATTCAGACCGGACAAATCCTCAAAGCTCGCAGCGCGTGCGATCACGACTGCATCTTTTCGGTTGAGGCAAAGGCTCTTTCATTACCGTCAAAGCGCAGGGCAACGTCAGCCGCAAGAAAGTGATGACCGACGACCGTGGCGAATATGTTTACGCGATGGGCAAATACTCAATGGCGCCGATCTTCCGCGCATGAAAACTCTCGCCCTACTCCTCGCGCTTGCGGTCACTGTGCAAGCGGCGCCGCCCGAGTCTTTCTTCCGTGCTCTACACATCGTAGAGAC